GGCAAGCCGATCATCGCGTACTGGCACCACCCGCGCTGGTCGGATGGGACGAACACCACCGACCCCGGTGGCACCGGCGACACCACCGTGGTGCAGGACATTTGGAACCTGCTCCGCGACTACGCCTGCGACCTGGTGTTCACCGGGCACTGCCACTCCTACCAGCGGTTCCCCAAGTTTGGGAAGACCGCCTCCGCGGACGCGCAAGGAATCCGCGAGTTCGTTGTTGGCACCGGCGGGTCCGGGTTGTTCGCCCTCACGGGGGCGCCTGGTTCCCCGGCGCGGTCGGATGTGAACTCCTGGCAGTCCGCCGCTTACGACCAGCTCAACAGCCAGTGGTTCGGGTTCCTGAAACTATGGCTGACCCCCAGCACGTATTCGTGGCAGTTCGTTTCGCAGAACGCCGCTGGAAGCCAGAACCCTGGCGCCATCCTGGACTCCGGTGGCCCGGTCCCCACGAACTTGTCCCTCGGTGCCACGCAAGGGGCCACCACAGCGACCCTGACGGGCATTGGGTCTCTGTCCGCGACCCCGGTGTTCGCCGGTACGGCACCCATGTCGGGTGTGGGCAGTCTCACCGCAACGCCTAATTTCACTGGGACTGCGAACCTGACCGGTCAGGGCACCCTGTCCGCAACGGAAACCATCGGCCCGGTGGCCGGCCTTTCCGGTGCTGGCACCCTGACGGCCACCCCCGTGTTCGCCGGTAGTGCTTCACTGTCCGGTCAGGGCACCCTGACCGCCGCACCGGTTTTCGCTGGCACCGTGCCCCTGTCTGGCGTGGGGACGCTGTCTGCGGCCCCGTTGTTCGCTGTTACTGCCTCGCTGTCTGGTGTGGGGACGTTGTCCGCTGCGCCCACAGCGCCTGAACAGGTCACCTTGTCCGGCCTGGGGACCTTGTCGGCCGCGGAAACGCTTCAGGTGACAGCCGCCTTGTCCGGCGCTGGGACGCTGTCCACCACCGGCGGGTTTTCCCCGTCGTCCACCATGTCCGGCCTGGGAACCCTCACCGCTTCACCGGCGAAGACTGTCACGGTTAACCTGACCGGGCTTGGCACCCTGACCGCCACCGAAACGCTCGGCACGTTCCCCCTGCTGTCTGGTGCTGGGACGCTCTCGGCGGCGTTGCGGCTGGGCATCGGCGGCGGCTTGGCCGGGCTGGGAACACTGACCGGGACGGTGACGGTAACTTCACCAGTGCTGTTCGGCCGTGGCGTGGCAGGGCAGACACCAATGCCGCATGCTGCCGCAGGACAGGCCGCGGTAGCTCATGGTGCCAGCGGGCAGACGGTAACAGCTCACGGTGCCGCAGGACAGGTCCCGGTACCCTTTGCTTTGGCAGGGCAAATGGCCACGCCGCATGCGGAGGCAGGCGATGTTTGACCTTGGTGCGATTTACCCCGCGGCTTTGGATGTGTTCAACAGCAGCGGAGTGCTCACCGACCCTGTTACGGCCACGCTGACCATCACCTTGCCTGATGGGACCACGGTGACACCGGCGGTTTCACTGCCTTCCACGGTGCCGGGGCAGTTGCGGGTCACTTATCAGACGGTGCAACCGGGGCGGCACCTGGTGCGGTGGGTCACCACGACGCCAAACGTTGGCTTCACCGACGCCTTCGATGTCGCTGAAGCAGCACCGCCGGCGATTCTTTCCCTGGCCATGGGGAAGAAGGCGGTCGGTATCGACGCGGCTAACACCGACGACGACGATGAACTCCGCGAAATGATCGTTGGCATCACCCGGGCGGTGGAGAACTACAAAAACGAGGTGATCGCCCGGAGGGCTGTTGTGGGTGAAAGCCTCCAGTTGGATTTGTGGTCGTGGTCGTGGCAGCACCCGCGTCCTAGGCTGAAGTTCACCCCGGTGATTTCGCTGGACACGTTCACCAGCCAGGACGGTGTGGTGAACTGGCTCAGCGACGGTGGCGCGCTTCAGGCTGACACTTCCGGGCGGAACTTGTACCTGGATTCGCAGACCGGCATCATCAACGTGGTCCGTGGCACTCCGATCACCGGGTGGGCGATCGCTGGTTACACCGCTGGTTACAAAATCATCCCGTACAACTACCTACAAGGCTCGAAGGTGATGTTGCAGTGGCTGTGGGAAACGCGCCGTGGTCCCGGTGGCCTAAACGCGGTGATCGGCCCGGAGGAACTGCACGCAATGACAGGGCAGCACCCGTACCTGATTCCGCGTAAGGCCCAGGAATGGTTCGGCCCACCGTTCCCGGCGGTGGCGTAGATGGTTAGCCGCCCATGGAAGTCCCACATCCCGGACGCGATGGATGCCCTGGTCGATTTGGTCGAGCAGCAGGTGGCGTTGCAGGGCCTGGACATCAAGGTTTCCGATGGCGGGTTCATCGGTGGTGGCACCACGTCGCAGGTGCTGCAACTGGGCTGGCCGGGTTTCCAGCCGGGTTATGAGTATCCGTCGCGGTCGATGTCTGAGGAAACCGGCAATGCTGCGGTGGCGTCGGAGGGGGCGTTGCAGGGCCTGGCCCCTGGGGTGATCGAAACGTTCACCATCGCCTGTGCGTCTCTGGTGCGTTCAGGTTCGACGTCGCAGGCGGAAATGCGGCTCGCACGGCGTACTGCGTACCAAAACATCAATGTGGTCGCCACAGTTGTGCAGGGGCCGAACAACCTGAATGGCAGCGTCGCACGGATGACGATGGGCAGCACCGCGTCTTACTTCCCGATTCAGGACCGCCGCGGGCTTCTTGCCGTGGTGACTTTCGGCATAAGATGCGAGGCGTGGGCTCAGCAATAACAGCGCTTTAGGGTTAGAGTTCTACCAGGCAAAGTCGAAAGGGCAACGGGCATGGCAACGTACCCCCTGCAAGGTCCCGCTCACGCTGGGGCACAGATCACCATGTCGGCGCCCGGCGGAACCGTGGGGGATCTTGCCCCGACCGGTCAGGGCATCGGCCTTCTGATTTCGAACGCCTCCACCGGTGGTTCGATGACCGTGGTGCTGCCGGTCACGCCGACCACAGACGGCCTGCCTGTCGGGTCCGCTATCGGCGGTGGCCTCACCGGCAGGGTTGTGACCTGCAACGGTGGCACCGGCGCAACCGACGGTCTCACCCTGATCCCCCTGCCGGACAGCGTGTACGGTGTTGGCACCACGGCGGTGCAGTACTCCACGGTGACCAACATCAACGTCGCGGCTGTCAGGATTCCGTAACCATGGCGGTCATCTACCATCCTGAGACTCAGGGCACCGTGGTGGTGCCTGATGAGGCCCTCTCCCATTACCGCCAGTCGGGCTGGGTGACGGTAGATGAGTGGCAGGAGCATCTCCGGTTGCGTGACCTGACAGAAGCGAACGCACGCGCCGTCAGGGACGCAGCCGCCCGCAACGAAGTGGCCGAAGACGCGCCGGTTAGGCTGCCGCGCAAGACGGTGCTGGACAAGGAGACGAAGTAATGGTCGCCACGCCACTGACGCCAACCACCAGGTATTTCCCGCCTGGCATCCGGCGCGTCTACTGGGTTCCAACGATCAGCAACTACCTGGCACCAACACGCGCCGAGCTGAACGCTGGCACTGACCTGACCGGTGAAGTTGAGACGATGTCCGGCTGGTCGGTGACGTCGAACACCGTGGACGTGCCGGACATGGGTTCCCGGTTCACCTCGCAGGTGCCGGGGCGCCTGACGTCCGCGACGAACGACATCACCTGCTACAACAGCCAGAACTCCAACGACGCCCGGACGTTGCTCATCCGTGACACCAACGGCTTCATCGTGCTGCTCTGGGAAGGCGACGTGACGGGGCAGAAGATGGACGTGTTCCCGGTGCGTGTCATGTCCCAGGCGGTGGACTCCACTGTTGAAGACCCGGGCAAGACCACGTTCTCGTTCGCGGCGTCGAAGCTGCCCGCTGTCAACCTCACCATCCCGTAATGGGCAACGACTAGCCTGGGTTCATGGCTGAACTGTCGGTGCTGATCGCCGAGTTGCAGCGCATGAACAACGACAAGATCACCAGGCTCATGCGGTTGCGGCTACGGCAAACGGCATCCCCCCTGCTGCCGCGGGTCCGTGCGGCGATCCTGAACCTCCCGTCGAAAGGCACCGTCCCGTACCGGCAGCCACCGGGTTTGCGGTTGCGCATCGCTGACTGTGTCGAGGCGTGGACGTGGATCAACGGGCCGCAGGTGCAGGTGGGTATCGCGGTGAACGGTGCAAGGATGCCTGACGGGCAGAAGGCACTCCCGTTGTACATGGAGGGTGCGAAGGCGCCGTGGCGCCACCCGGTGTTCGGTGATGTTAACAACTGGGTGGCGCAGGCCCCGCACCCGTATTTTTACCAGGCGGTGTCCTGGTACGGCCCGGCTTCGAGGCGGACCCTGGAGTCAGTGGCGAACGAAATCACCAAGAAGCTCAACGGCTAGTTCACCGGCGATGACTCGGTGAGAGGCCGTTCGGAGTAGTACAGCCTGGTGTCACCCGCTGAGGACATGGGCCGCAGGATCGGGCCGACACCTGCGAACCAGGAGGCGACCTGGTAGCGGGGCAGCACCTCGGTGGCGGTGATGGGGTAAGGCGCTTCCAGGTCGTCGGGCGGGATGAGCAGGTACATCGGCGGTGCGTTCAGCGCGAGGGCGAGGGCGAGCAGTTCATCTACGGTGATGTGCCTGCGCCGGCTGCCGTCTTCGTGCCGGCGGCCGGTTTCGATGTTGTCGATGGCTGCGTGGGTGAGCTGTGGTGCGCCTAGTTGTGCGCAGTGTTCGGCGAGCTGGGCAATGGTGAGGCCGCGGGCACGGCGGACTTCCCTGATCCGGGCGGCTGCGTAATCCGAGGGCTTGGTCATATCGACCATAGTACACGTTGACTTGACGGCTCACTGCGCAGGCTGGACAATCAGAACCAGCAAAACGCCTTTCACCAAGGGAGCGACAAGTTATGGCCATTCTCACCCGCGACGAGATCCTGAAGGCCGACGACATCAAGACCGAACGTGTCGATGTGCCTGAATGGGGCGGGACGGTGATCGTCAAGAGCCTCACCGGCCGCCAGCGCGACGAGTTCGAAGGATCGATGATCGAGCAGCGCGGCAGGCGCGCGGTGATGAACACCGCCAACATGCGGGCCAAACTGGTCGCATGGTCGGTTGTCGATGAGACCGGTGAGCGGCTGTTCAACAACGGCGACATCCCGGACCTTGGTGAGCATTCCGCCGCCGCGGTGAACCGCATTTACAACGTCGCCGCCAAGCTGTCTGGCCTGTCCGATGAGGACGTGGATGAAATGGTGGGAAAATCAGAAAGGAGCCCTGGCTCCAGTTCCTCTTCTCACTCGCAGCCCGGCTCGGGCGAACAGTCCAAGAAGTCCTAGACAACACTGACTCCGCTGAGCTGACTCAGTGGCTAGCCTGGTTCCAGTACGAACAGGAACAGGCAAAGAGCAGTACTGGGGCAGATAACCCGCTGACACGCGGCCTGGCCTGACAGGAGGTAGGCGCCTTGGCAACGGTGACCTACATTCTGAACGCCGTCAACAATTCCTCGCGTGTCATCGATCAAGTCGAACGGTCCCTGACCAAACTGCAAGCCTCAGAACGTGGCGCGGAAACCGCCGCCGCGAACCTGAATAAAATGCTCGCCGCGCAGGCTGCCGCTGCGAAAGACGCCGCCGACGCCACCGGGAAGCTCGCCGCAACCGATGAAGCGGCAGCAGCTATGGCTGACAAGCTCGCCAAGCAGCAGGCCGCGGCTGCGTCCTGGACGACCAGGCGGGCGAAAGCCGAGATGGCGCTGGCTGCTGCTATGGCCGAGGAGGGAACAGTTCAGGGTGGCCTGGCGCAGCTTGACCGGGCACGTATCGACACCTTGGAGAAGCTCGCCGAGGAAGAAACAGTTGCCGCGCTTCAGGCTGAGCTGCTTGCCGGTGCGCTGCACCGGCAAGGCATCGAAGCGAGCAGGGAAGTTGGGGAGCTTTCCCTGCTAACGATGGGCCTGGATGAGGTTGCTGTCGCTATGGCGGAAGACGCCGCCGCAGCGGACAAGGCCGCCGCGGCGGCGGCGCGGTATGCGGCGACAGTCGAGGCGGCGAAGGCAGCCACTGAAGGTGGCGCAGGCGGTGGCGGCAGCGGGCGGGGCTGGGGTTTTGGTTTCTTCGGCCCCCTGTTCCGGTTTTTCAGCAGCAAAATCCCCCTGTTCGGTGGGCTGCTAGGCGGCGTCAGCGGGTTGCACGTGTTCCTGGATTTGTTCGCCGAGATTTTGTCGGTGGTCATCCCGGCGACCCTGGCGCTGACGGCGTTCGGCATTGCGGCGTCTGATGCCGTGAAGAAGGTGGTCGTCCATATGACCAACCTTCATACGGTGATGGATGCCACGTTCCCGGTGTTTCATCAGGCCATCGCCCCTGCCACCCTTGCCCTGGAAAATCTGCACAAGGCTGTCGAACCTGCGGTGTTCGAAGTGTTCGGGGACGCCCTCGCGATTGTGAGCAGCAAATCCGGTGAGTTCGGCATCCTGGTTCACGGCACCGCGACAGCGGTGGAGCAGCTTGCCGCCCGGATGACCGTGGCGATCACCAGCGGCAAGGGTTTCTCCACGTTCATGCGGAACGCCGTCCCCGACGTGTTTAAGCTCGGCACCGTCCTGGGGAACCTCGCGGGTATCTTCGGCGCGATCCTGCGGTCCCTGCCGGAACTGTCACAGTTCTTCCTGAACGCCGCGGTGGCGGTAACCCACTTCCTCGAAGTGCTCGCGAACGCCACGGTGCCTGTCATCCACTTCCTCCTGCTGGCACACGGGATCATCCTGTGGGCGGGCCTGGCGGTCACCGCGTTCCTGAAGCTCGGCCCGGTGATTCTCGCTGCCGCAGGGTGGCTTGGTGACATGCTCGCCGAGATCGTCCTGTGGATCGTTGGGGTCACCGCCGCGACGGGTGCCACCGGGTTGTGGGACGCCGCGCTGGCTTTGCTGGCGGACAACCCGATGGTGTGGATCGCCGCCGCGGTTGCGGTGATTGGTGTCATGACGTTCGCGATCATGAACAGCCGGGATGCCACCCAGAAGTGGATCGACACTCTCCAGCAGGGCATCGTCAACGCGCCGAGCCTCGTTGAGGGCCTGCACCGGATGACCGCCGCGTCGAACGTGTTCACCACGTCGCTGGTGCGTGGCAGGGAACAGCTCGCCGCGCTGCAAAAGTCGCCGCTGGCCGTGACGATGAACTTGCATACCGGTGCCACCGCCCCGTCGCAGGCGGTGGACGCGCAGATTCAGAAGAACCAGGAACTGCAACGCGCCATCCAGCAGGTCAACGACCAGACGAACCTTTACAACTACCGGGTTGGGCAGGTCGCCAAGATCACCGGTTCGGCTTCGACCGCGCAGGGCGCGCTGATCGCTTCCGGTGTGACGATGAAGCAGATGCTCGACAAGAACGCCGAAACGTGGCTGATCATCAAGCAGCAGGTCGACGGCGTTCTTGCGGGTTACCAGGCGATGGGGCAGCGCGCTGGGACGCTCGGCAACGACCTTCAGGTACTGGACCGCACCGCCACCGACCAGTACCAGGCGATGCAGAAGCTGAACCAGGCGTGGGACCAGTTCATCACCGATGTGACGTCCAGCCAGACGTCGTTTGACACGTTCATCACCGGGCTTCAGCAGATCCCGAAGAACGCCGCGCAGGCTGCGCAAAGTCTCACCTCCGCGCAGGCGGCTGTCGCGTCCGCGCAGGCCCGTGTGAACCGGGCGGGTGCTGGTACCCCCGGTCCTACCGGGTTGTCGGTTACGGCTGCCACGGACAGGCTGAGGGCCGCGCAGCAGGCCCTGGCGAACGTGCAGGCGAACCCCGCCGCGCATGCCGCGGGTGTTCTCGCCAGCGCGCAGGCGCGTGTCGCGTCGGCGCAGAACTCTCTGAACAACCTCACCAAGGGCGGCACCACCAACACCGCTGCCCTGACGGTGGCGCAGCAGCGTCTTTCCGCGGCGCAGCAGCGGCTGAACATCCTCCAAACGCAAGGCAAGGCGACCATTGACGGGCTGTCCCCCGCGTCGATCAAGCTGAACCAGGCGTTCACCCAGTCGGTGGTGAACGCCAACGCGATGATCGACACGTGGCGCACCGCTGGTATCGCGTCGAACCTGTTCAACCGGGGCGTGAAGGACTCGATCAGCCTGCTGGTCCCGTACGCGAGGGGCAGCAAGGAAGCCACCGCGCAACTGGTTGCCCTGGCGCAGGAAGCCGGGTACCAGGGGCCGGCGAGCATGAAGAAGCTGGTCAACTGGCTGGGCAATACGAAGGACGCCACGGCGAAGGTGCAGCAGATCACCGACCAGGCGACCATTCAGGAGTCGTTGCTGACGTCGGCGATGGACGCCCAGACGAAGATGATCACTACAAAGCTGATTAACGCGATCGGCGATGCCGAGTTCGCCTATTACGGCGTGTACCAGGCGGCGAAGACCTACGGCAATCAGGTTGCCAGGTTCGGGAAGGATTCGCAGCCGGCCCTGGACGCGCAGAAGAAACTGAACGACGCCATCATTCAGGGCGGTCTTGCGTCGGGCAAGACGAAGTCGCAGATGGCCGCGATGATCGCCGAGGTGGACAAGATCCCGTTGAAGCGGGCCATGCAGATCGTTGAAACCGGCATCGGTCACTTCACCATCCAGGGACAGGGCGGCATTTTTGGCAAGAACCCGTCGAACCCGTCGAACAGCCCCCTGATCCACGGGCTGCCGAAGAAGGCCGCTGGCGGTCTTGTCTCCCATGGCAGCGGCCCGACGTCCGACGATGCGGTTATCGGTGCGTCCCGCGGCGAGTTCGTGGTGAAGTCGGCCAGTGTGGCGAAGTACGGCACCCACATGATGAACCGGATCAACGCCGGGAAGTTCGCCGGTGGGGGGAGCGTGGGAGCGAACCCGCTTTTGCAAGGCAACACGGGGGTGCTGAACGGATCGGCGACCACTCAGTTCGACAAGGCGTTTGTGAACAAGTTCACCGGGTCGATGGAAAGCGCCATGACTGCCCGCATGAAGGCGATGCAGCAGTCGTTCCTGAATCTTCTCGCGGTGGGCCAGCCCGGCGGTCACGGTGCCATCGGTGGTGGGGTGCAGCGATGGGCTGGACTGGTCCTGATGGTTCTGCGCATGCTTGGCCAGCCCGCCGGTGACCTCGGCACTGTCCTTTCCCAAATGACCACAGAAAGTGGCGGGAACCCATTCGCTATTAACCTTACTGACTCAAACGCCAGAGCCGGTGACCCTTCCCGCGGGCTCATGCAGACCATTGGGTCGACCTTTAATGCTTACGCTGGGCGGTTCCGGTCCAGGGGTATTTATGACCCATTGGCTAACATTTATGCTGGCCTTAACTACGCCATTCATAGATATGGCTCTGGCTGGACTTCGGTGCTCGGTCACGGTCACGGTTACGCGGGTGGCGGGATCATTGAGGAGCCCATCTTCGGCATCGGGCGTTCTGGGCGCAAGTACTCCTTCGGCGAGAAGGGCAAGGAAACCGTCGTGCCTGGGAGCAAGAGCGGGTGGGGCCGTGGGCCGCTTGTCCACATTGAAAGCATGACAGTCCAAGATGAGACGGACATGGCGATGGTGGCGCAGCGGCTGTCGTTCGCGGTGACCGCGGCGAGTTTGGGGAGTTAAGGATGACCGTTACGGCGATCTCTTTGACCGACCCCTCATCGGGGTACACGGTGACGATCATGCCCGCGCCTGGTGTGTCCGCGCAGGTGCTGGACGTTAATGCCCCCGCACGGGCGGTCACCGAAGACAAGGTCGGCGCCCACGGTTCCTACGACCTCACCAGGTACCGTTCCGCCGCCGCGGTGGCGCTGTCGATGATCCTGTTCCCAGACACTGCCAGCGGCCAGACACCCGAACTGTTCCTCGACGCCCTGGGGCCGCTACTGGACCCGGCGCTGCGCCCCACACTGATCGTCACCAACGACCAGTGGACCACCCAGCGGCAGCTCACCGTCCGTTTCGACTCCACCACCAAGCCCCTGTCAGACCCGACGAACTGGCCGGTGCAAGTGTCATGGCAGGCGCCGGTCGCAGCGTGGGAATCAACAACACTGGTGAACCTGTTCGCCAATGCCCTGCTTCAGTCCACCACCGGCATCACCATCGGCACCACCGGGCTGCCCATCACCATCGCCGGTATTGTCATGCCCGCCACCAGTGCACCGTCACCTTCGCAGGTCACCAGCATCGGCAGCACCGTGTCGCAATGGACTGCGCTGCTGTACGGGCCATGCACCGGGCCGAAACTTGCCAACGACACCACCGGGCTCACCTTGGAGTTCACCGACGACGTCACCCTGTCCGCCGGTGATTACGTGACCCTGGACTCCTCAACACGGACGGCGACCCTGAACTCCAACCAGTCCATTTTGCCGTTCCTGTCCTTCTCAACCAGTGACTGGTGGCTCATCCAGCCGGGGCTGAACACGATCCGGTTTTACCCGACGGCAGCCGGTGGGGGATCACAGGCCCAGCTAACCTTCCGCCCCGCGTGGCCCGCCTGATAAGGAACTGTCATGACATTGCACCAGCCGATTTTGATGCAGCCAGCCAGCGGTGACCCTTCCCTGGTCACCACCGGGCAGGAGTTCCGGCAGATGATCCGGCACCTGCTCAACGTGGTGGATGTCGGCGGGGCGCAGGGCGTCATCGCCGCCAACTCGATGCAGGTGACACAGCGCGGCGCTGGTGCGAACCTGTCGGTGGACATTTCCAACGGCGGCGCGTTCGTCGTCGGTGACGACATCACCAACCAGGGCACCTACCACTGCTGGAACGACGCCACCGTCAACGTGGCGGGCCTCACCGTCCCCGGTGCCGGGACGTTCCACCACAGGATCATCCTGCAAATCGAAGACCACCTGGCCAACTCCGGCGCCTGGACCGCCGGCACCTACACCGCCGTGTTCCTCGCGCTGCTCGACACCGGCGGCGGGCTCCCCGCGGAACCCAACAGTGCCATCACCCTGGCCACCATCGATATCCCGTCCGGTTCGCCGAGCGTCACCAACTCGATGATCAACGACTTCCGTGTCATCGTCGGGCAGCAACTAGTCGCCGTCAAAGCAGCGGACACCACCCGGGCGTCCACCACCGCCCTCGCCGACGACCCAGACCTTCAGTTGCTGAACCTGTCCAACAGCGCCCGGTACCAGATCGAGGTTGCGCTGTGGGAAACCGGCGCATCCTCCGGCGGTGACCTGAAGTACACCTTCCGCACCAGCGCGGGCTCGTCGGGGAACTACTCGGTGCGGCAGGAATCCACCGGCGGGAACTTCCAGTCGGTGAACGACACCTGGACCGGCACCAACGTGTCCAACACCGACGGCTCGAACTTGAAGGCGAACATTTTCCAAGGCCAGTTCGCGACCGGTTCGTCGCGGCCCGCTTTCCTGGTTTTGCAATGGGCGCAGAACTCCTCCGACCCGTCCGGCACGGTGCTGAAAACCGGTTCATACATGACGGCGCAGCGGCTGGCCTAAGTCATGACGTTCACCCTGCAACAGACCAGCCTCACCGCCACAGGCACCACCACCGGTGGTGTGACCACCCTTGCCACAGTGCTGCCTGCCCTGTCCACGGCAGGGTCGCTGCTTATCGCCACCATGCAAACCGGGCACGGCGGCACCCCATTCAAGTGCATATCCCAGGCCACCGCCCCAGGTAACTTCGCCGGTTCAGCGGTAGGTTCCGGCGGCACGTTCGCCGCCGGAACCTACTTCTGGAAGATCACCGCCCTGACAGCGGCGGGGGAAACAACCGCCAGTGCTGAAGTGTCCGCCACACTGGTGCTGAACGGGTCCGCCAGCCTGACCTGGTCGGCGCTGCCATCTTTCGTCACCGGTATCAAGGTGTACCGGGGCACCACCACCGGCAACGAAGACCACCTAATCGCCACCCTCGGGGCTGTTACTTCCTACACCGACACCGGAACCGTTGGGTCTGTGGCGTCGCCGTCAGCGGCAACAACCGCTGGGGTGCCCAACGGTGGTCCAGGGTGGGAGTTCTGCGGCCTCGCTGCCGCTGGCACCATTTTGCAAGCTGAAATCTGGTGTTACCGCCACAACCCCGGCGGCCTGTCTGGGGTTACCTTCACCAACGCTGCTGGTGCTGCTTGCCGGGGCACCATCCAGGAATGGACCACCACCAAAACATGGCAGGTCATGGACCTGTTCCCCGGGTCGCACGCGGTGGCGGGCACCGGGCAGCCGGCCGCCACAACCAACGGGCAGGCCGGTGTCGGTGACCTGACCATTTCGCTGCTCGCCGACCATTTCACCGTCAACCCCACCGGGCAGTCGTGGACCGCGCCTTCAGGGTGGACGCTGATCCTGTCACAAGCCAACAACCTGGCCACCCCCTGGGCCGCCTACTACAAGGTCGCCGCCGCTGCGGGCACCGTATCCATTACGGGCAACTACTCCACGTCCACCAACCAGGACGCCAACGCGGCGGTCATTGTCAGCTTCCGTGAAACCAATGCGGTGTCGGCGCCGGTTGGCTGTTCCACCTCAGCGGGGACCTACACCGACCAGGCCACCATCAACCCCGCGCAGGCATACCCCGCCAACCACACCGGGTCTATGCAGGAGTTCGACTTTTTCATCGGCCGTAACTGCGCGCAGTCCGCTGGTGTGGTGTATCAGAGCGTCGAAGGCGACACGGTCAGCAGTATTCCGTCTGGCATGAACGACATTTTCAACGCCGGCGGGTTGCCGCACTGGGCACTGAAACCCCAGCGGGCCACCAGCGGTGCAGCGACCACCACCGAACAGGGCAAGGTGGACACCGCCCTGACCATTGCGAAACAAGGTGGCATCACCGGGTTCACGGTGTCGTTCTGGAACGAATACAACTACGGCGGGGCCAACGGGCCGTTCGGCAACGACACCACCAAGAACGGCGGTGACCCGTACGGCACCGGGAACACTGACGCCACCGCTAAGGCGAACTGGCTGGCCTATTGGGCGAACTTCCAGCCCATCGCCGCCCAGCACGGCATCCCCGCTTACACCAAGCCCACGTATGCCTCACCGTCGTCGGTGTCGTCGTGGCACCCACCTGCGGGCACCGTGTCCGGTGTGGTTGTGGACTTCTACATGGCTGACAGTGTCGGCAAGGGCGTGTACCTCGACCAGTCCCCCGCCAGTGGAGTGCCCAGCTTGCAGGATGTGTGCGACGGGGTCCGCAACCCCAACAACACCACCGCCAGCAATCCGCCAATCGCATTGGGCATTGGGGAATGGGGCCGCGCCGGTGGCGGCAGCAGTAACCACACCTGGGCTGAGGTGGTCGCCTGGTCTCATAACAGCACCGGCACGGGGCACTTGCGGGACTTTTTCGCCGCACGACTGGCCGCGGGGAAGCAAAACGCGGCCATCATGTGGTTCGAAAATAACATCAACGGCCCCAACTGGATTCACACTCCCGGCACGAACGGCGAAGACCAGACCGCCATCCAGGCTGAAATCAGGGCTTGCGTTGACGCCCTGACCGTGTCTCAGATCACCGGCGGGAACCCGGTGATCACCACCACCAGCCCGTTGCCGGGCGGTCAGGTGGGCATTCCCTATTCGGCGTCGCTGGCTGCCTCCGGTGGCACCACGCCGTACACGTGGTCGGTCACCACGGGACGTTTGCCGGAGGGCCTGACTCTCAACGCTTCCACGGGGCAGATCACCGGTTCCCCGCAGGCCATCGAAACGGTATCCACCGGGTTCACGGTCACCGACGCGGCGTCGCTGACCGGCACCGCCACCTTGTCCACCACCATCAGCCCGGCGGGACTGTTTGTTCCGCCGCAAACCCCACCGGCCGGCCGGGTTTCCAGTCCTTACGCGATGTCCCTGATCGCCCAGGGAGGCACCCCGCCGTACACGTGGGCGGTGACGTCCGGGTCGCTTCCCACCGGGCTGACCCTTGCGGCGGGTGGCACCATCTCCGGCACTCCCAGTGTCGCTGGCGGGTTCTCGTTCACTGTCACGGTCACCGACCATGCGTCGGCGACCGCGTCGCTGCCACTGACCATCACCATCGCCACCGCGGCGTCCTTGACGATCACCACGCCTTTGACGCTTCAGTCCGGTGCCAGCGGGTTTTCTTACAGCGCCACCCTGGCCGCTATCGGCGGCACACCGCCGTACACGTGGGCGGTGACGTCCGGTGCGCTGCCCCCTGGGCTGGTTCTGTCCAGTGCGGGGGTGATCAGCGGCACGCCAATCGCGACGAGCAGTTCGCCGGTGACGTATTCGCTGACCATCACGGTCACCGATTCGCTGTCGGCGACCGCTCCTGGCGTGTTCACCATCACCATTTTCACGATTCAGCCGACACCGCTGCCTATCGGCCCGTGGCGTTTCTTGTACGGCCCCACCCAGTTCAACGGCACCGGCGGGGTAACCGCGGAGGTCATCCAGGCGCAGAACAAGACGGTGCTGCTACGGCATGAACCTGACCAGACCCATGAGGTGTCTTTCGACGTTGATGGCCGTTCACAGGCCGCGCAGGACATCGTGGAACTGGAAAACGACCTGATCGTCACGTTCGGCAACGAGATCGTGTTCGACGGCCGGATTGTGCCGACGATGGACACGCTGACCGCCTCGGCGCACCGCACCCAGGTCACCGCATATGACTACCGGGAAGTTCTCCGCCGCCGTGCGCTGCTCCCCGGCGATACGGTGTCGTGGTCGAACGTGGATGTGTCCACCATCGCGTGGAACATGATCCAGGCCACCCAGGGGCACCCGGGGGGGAACCTGGGCATTGTCCGCGGCGTGGGGCAGACCACGGGCATTCTCCGTACCTACACCGCCAACGTGGGTGACTACATCGGCGATGACATCACCTCACTGGCGTTGCTGGACAACGGGTTCGACTGGCAGATCACCCCTTACGGGTTCAGTGACCTGCGGCTGGACATTTTCGCGCCAGACATGAACCGTGACACTGGGCTTGTCCTGTCTTATGGCGATGGGCGGATCGCGTCGATCACCAGGACGGTGGACCCCACCACGTTCGCCAACTGCGTGTACGTCACCAGCTCAGGTGGTACCGGCACGCTGACCCCGCAGCATTTGGAAGCCCCCACCATCGCAACTGACCCCGCTGGGCACTGGACGTCGGTGATTGGCACCACAGACAACACGCAGTCGGTGCTGAACGACCATGCCCTCGCCCTGCTGAACGAGTTGCAGGTGGTGACGCCTTCGTATCAGGTGGTGCTGCACCCGGGGGCTTGGGAAGGGCCGGACTCGCTGTGGTTCGGTGACAACATCACCTTGCGGATCGACAGCGGCAGGCTGTTCATCGACGAGCAGCTTCAGGTAGTGGAAATGGCTTTCAGTATCAGCCCCGACAACGTTGAAACGCTGACGCTGACACTGGGGCAGATCCCGTTCCGCCTGCCCAAGAAGATCGCCAGCATCCTCAAGCGACTCCGTTATCTTGATACGAGGTGACCATGACTCAGATCACGCCACCGAACGCGGTGCCCCTGTCAGCCGCCGCGGCGGTCATGCTCATCGACGGTGCGTGGATCACCTTGACCCCGGGCACGTTGTCGGCGGTGATGGAACCAACCTTTGTTGACACCATGACGGGGCAGAATATCGCCCCAGGTGACACGTGGCTTCAGTTCACCGACGACCAGGTCCCAGCGGTTACTTATGCGTGCCCGATGAGGTCTGTTGCCGCGGTGAAGCTCGGGCAGGCGGTGTAGTAGTAGGCTGAATCGCCAGCCATCGAAAGGATTCCGTTATGGCCGACGAGCCGACCAGGACTGTCAACGGTGACACTGTCGAGTACCGCCTCGGTGACACCCTTGTCCGCACGTTCGAGCCGCGCGCCGGTGTTGCCAGCGCCCAGGGGCTGGACGTATCAAATTTTCAGGGTCAATATTCGTGGTCCGCGGCGAAGCGTGCGTTCCCTGGCCTGCACTTCGGTATTTACCGGCTCACCCAGGGCCTGGGGCAGTCAGGGACCAACTCCCCCGACCCTGAAGCCGCGTGGAACCACGCGCAGATCCGCGACAACGGGCTGAAGCACGGCGCCTACCATTTCCTGGACCCGTGGCAGGACGGCGCCGCGCAGGCCAGGTATTTCGTGTCGGTTCACGAGCAGCTTGGCTTCACCCAGGACGACATGCTGTGGTGCGACAACGAAACCCGCGGCGCTTCCCCCGCCTCAACGTCGAAGTGCTGCAACGACTTCATGGCCGAGCTGGTGAACCTCCGCCCAGACAACCCGCGTGGCGTGTACACGTACATCAGTTTCGCCAAGGAAGGTTACTGCGCCGGCGCTGGGAAGTACCCGCTGTGGCTGGCGTACCCGAACGCGACCGCCCCCGTGCCGCCGCCGCCGTGGGTGAACTGGACGTTCTGGCAGTGGGGCACCAGGAACGGTGTGGATGCTGATGCGTTCAACGGCACCACCGCGCAGATGGACGCCTGGCTGGCTTCGTTCCAGCCGCCGACGACTCCTGGGACGACGTGGAAGCCGTACACCACCGACGGGACGATGTCCCTGGGGCAGATCGGCGCGGCGCACAGTTCGCTGCCGTCTTCGATTCTGCGGCGCACCGCTATTGAGTTCCAGGCTTACGACGCGATCACCGCCGCGTACCTGAACGGTGTGTTCGGCGGCACCGTCCTGGACACTGATGTGATCCCCGCCGGGGCGAAGCTGATGGTGAAGCAGTGACATCACCGAAGGTGGTCACATCTGAGGCCGTGTTTAAGGCGATGGCCGCAACTGGGATGCTCGACTTCACCGACGGCAACGGGGTGCGGCGGGTTGTCATCGACTTGCGCTCAGGGTCGCTGCCGATTATCCACGTGGAACTGTTCTCCGACGAACGGCTCCTCGAAGTGGTGCCGTCGCTGGTCGGTGTTCAGGTGAAGAAAGGTGAGGCGTACCAATGACTTACCAGCCGCCGCTGGGCACCTGGGGCTGCTCCCACGGCTCGGGGTTCCTGGGGGACATGATCCGCCGCGTCGAGCAAGCCGAATCCAAAAGCACCCGGTTCCCCCAGGGGGACCACGTCGCCGCGTGGGCCGGGCACGTGTTCGTCTATGTCGGTGGCGGGCAGATCGTCCAGGCGGAGTGGCCGAAGGTGCTCCTGTCCCCCATAAACGCGCACCCGGACGCGATCTGGGCGGCTAAGCAGCCCCTCACCAACGCGCAGCGTGCGCTGGGCTCAGCGAAGGCGATGTCGCTTGTTGGTGCCCAGTACAACGCGCTGGCGTACGCTTACTTCCTCGCGAAACTCGCCCAGATCAACACCGGGCAAAGCGACGACTTCGCTGAACTGGAACAGCACGCCGCTGCCGCTGGGCCGATCTGTTCGGGGATCATGGTCCGCGAACAGGAAGCGATGAACGTAGACATCGGCCCGCTGAAAACAGCGGCGGTGCAGTCACCTGATTTCATCTCCCCCGCTGACTGTCTTCGGTGGGGCCTGGACAACGACTGGATGACCTCGGCGCCGACCGAGAACTGGAGGTAGGCATGTTTGGTCACCCGCCCACCGAGCGGAAGGTGAAAGCCGCTACCACCGGCGCCAGCATCGGCACTGCTGTGGCTGCGCTGGCCACCTGGGCGCTGGTCAGGTACGTGTTCCCCAAGGACATGGACCCCACTGTTGAGGCTGAGATTGTGGCTGCGATCCCCACAGTCACCGGTGGCGCCCTAGCGTTCGCGGCCGGCTGGCTGGCTAAGCACACACCCCGTCCGCCTCAGCCCGCACCAACTTCCCCGGTGACACCAGCCCCCACAGTCTGACGTGTGTCCTGTCGTGCCGCGATAATAGTGGCATGACCGCTGCCGCTGTTGTTGCCGCTCTTGGCGGAACGGGATTGCTCACCTCGGCGAACATCATTTCGCTGGTGGCGGTCATCGGGTTGATGATCACCGCGGCTGCGGTGGTGGGGGGAAGTTTCCGTGTGTCACGTAACACCGCCACGGTGACCCGGTACAAGGAGGCCGCTGATTCCTGGCAGGCGAAGGCTATCGCGCAGGAACAGCACATCGCCGAATTGCGTACCGAAGTGACCAGTTTGCAGGCCGACAATGGCGCTAAAGACGCCAAGATCAGCGAACTGCAAGGGCGTATCAATGTCCTTCAAGAGGTCGTCACCGGCAAGGGTGCCCTGGAGGAACTGGCCCGGGAACACAACGAGTTCA